AATTTTTTAACATGAGTTTAATTAATTTAGTGTTGTTTAGTTTTAGTAAGCCTGTAAAAGCTTATTAGTTGTAAAGGGTATATTTATCTATAAAAGATAATTACACCCCTTACAATTGATTTAAAGAGTACTAGAGGATTAATTAATCATTTCTAGCTTCATAGGCCCGTGCCAGTCTACAAACCTTGTTTTGTTTGCGTCTGGGTGGTTACAAAATAAATCTTCATACTTCTCAATTTCATAAAGCCATTGTGAAGATGACATATTTTGACTGTTACCATTTAAGGAATTAAGTTTAAAAATAATTTCTTGAATAGTCATAGTTTAATTAGTATGCAATTGTCTAGGTACTGAAGTTAAAAGTTTTTACACCTTCCCCTTCCCCCCTATTCTACCAAAAAATATAAGTAAATATATTTATATATAATTATCTTAACAATATGTAACAATAGGGGTAATGTAGCAAATGTTACATAAATATTTACATACACGGGGAACTTAAATATATTCTACAAATGTTTATTGCTTTGGTTCTATGCGAATAGCCAATTCTGGAGCTTGGATATTAACTGTTTCTACGGATTCACCAACTACTTTGCCTAGAGAGTCTAATATTTGTGCTGCTGTTTGAAGTTGACCTTTTGAAACTGCTTTATTGAATAGACGCATACGCATTGCTTGAAGGCGAGGAATCATTTTATCCCTTTCTTTTAGCCAATCTTGATCATTCCATTCTTTAACTTTATTCCAATCAGCCCAACCTGTAGTTTCTGAGATACCTTCTCTATGAGAATGTTCTATTACTAGTTGTCTAGTAGTTTTACCTTCTAGTTGTTTTGAGTATAAGCGTTGACATCTAGCTTCAATTACTGCTCTTGAATTAGTACCACCTGTATATTTTTGGACACGAGGTTTACGCTGAGGAGCAGGAAGGTCGTAATTTAAATTATTTATAAAAGATTCAGCCACGGACTTAGTCTTTATAGGGGTTAATAATTCGATAATAGCCTTAAAAGTATTAAATGCGAAAGAAAATGAGTAATATTATGAAAAAAAGGGTAATATGAGCCTAAATGAGGTCAGTTTAAGGTATGCACAAGGGGAGGTGTTTAATAGTGAAAAAAGATTTAGGGTGTTGGTTGCTGGAAGAAGGTTTGGGAAGAGTTATTTAAGCTGTATTGAGTTGTTAAGAGGTGCTATTGAAAGACCTGGAGAGGTTTATTTCTATTGTGCTCCCACATATCGTATGGCTAAAGATATTGCATGGAAAGAACTGAAGAGATTGACACCTAAAACTTGGATTCAAAGTAAAAATGAAACAGATTTAAGGATTGATTTGATAAATGGGTCAAGTATTGAGTTAAAAGGTACTGAAAATGCAATGGCATTGAGAGGAAGAAGTTTGGCAGGGGTTGTATTAGATGAGGCAGCCTTTATGGAACGAGATGTATGGGCTGAAGTAATAAGACCTGCTTTAGCTGATAAACAGGGTTGGGCATTGTTTATCAGTACACCTGATGGTACAGCCAGTTGGTTTTACGATATGTGGTGCTTTTGTGGTGAACAGGAGTGGGATGATTGGCAGAGGTGGAGCTTTACAACTATTGAAGGGGGTAATGTAAAAAAAGAGGAAGTTGAAGCAGCAAGAGGACAATTAGATCCCAGGACATTTAGACAGGAATTTGAAGCTAGTTTTGAAAATCTTACTGGTCTTGTTGCTATTAGCTTCAGTGATGAAAATATTGATAAGGAAGTGGCTGATTTACATATGCTTCCGTTGCTTTTGGGATTAGATTTTAACGTTGACCCTATGGCCGGGATCTGTGCTGTAAAGCATAATGATACACTATATGTCTTTGATGAGATTATGCTGACAGGTGGTGCTACCACTTGGGATTTTGCAGAAGAAGTAACAAGAAGATACGGGGTTGATCGAAGAATTATTGCTTGTCCTGACCCTACTGGTAGTGCAAGAAAAACTAGTGGGGTAGGTGTTACAGATCATACGATACTTAGAAGGTCTGGTTTTACTGTTATGAGTCCTAAATCACCTTGGAAAATTAGAGATAAGATTACTGCTGTTAATACTGCTTTATATGATGCTGATGGCACAAGAAGAACATTAATTCATCCTAGATGTAAAGAATTAATAAAAGCACTTAGAACTCTTACATATGCACCAAATACAGGTTTACCTAATAAAAACTTGGGTGTGGATCACGCATTTGATGCTTTTGGTTATCTCTGTCTACAGCAATTTAACCTTGCCAAACCAGAGACACTGGGGCAGACTTCGTTTAGAATATATTAAAACTACCTAATTCTTACTATGTACCATTCAACAACTAAGAAAAAGAAGAAGAAAAAGAAGGGAGGTAAAAAACGTGGCGAATGTTCCTGTAAATAAAGCGTTATACTCTAGGGTAAAAGCAGAGGCTAAACGTAAATTCAAGGTTTATCCTTCTGCTTATGCCAATGCGTGGCTTGTACGAGAGTATAAGAAGCGTGGAGGAACTTATCGCACGGAGAGTAAACGTGGCAAGAAGTAGTGGTGGTCTTACACGATGGTTTAAGGAAAACTGGGTTGATGTAAAAACTGGTAAACCCTGTGGTCGTAAAAAAGGCGAAAAAAGAGGCTATCCAGCTTGTAGACCTAAAAATCGTGTATCAAGTAAGACACCTAAGACAGTAGGAGAAATGACAGCTAGTGAAAAAGCACGGTTTAAACGTGAAAAAACTAGCAGTAAGAA